AAACTTGATTACAGCATTCAAATCAGCAAACTCTTCTATGAGAGATTCATTCAGGATGGTGAAATCACGCTTTTCTCCCCACATGATGTACCTGGACTTTATGATAACTTTGGACTCTCTGGTTTTGATGAGTTCTACCGTACATATGAAAAAGATTCGACCATTCCGAAAAAAACTATTAAAGCACAAGAACTCATTCTCAATCTTCTCAAAGAACGTGCGGAGACGGGTCGTATCTACCTTATGAATATTGACCACTGCAATACGCATTCGTCATTTAAGGATAAGGTTAATATGAGTAATCTTTGCCAAGAAATTACTCTACCTACAGATCCCATTCAACATATTGATGATACTATGGGTGAGATTGCACTTTGCATTCTTTCTGCTATCAATGTTGGAAAGGTTAAATCTGACGAAGAACTTGAAGAACTTTGTGATCTTTCAGTTCGTGGTTTAGATGAGTTGATTGACTATCAAAAATATCCCGTAGAGGCGGCAGAAATTGCCACGAAGGCGCGTCGTTCTCTTGGTATAGGGTTTATTGGGTTAGCGCACTATTTGGCAAAACTTGGGTATAATTACGATTCTCAAGAAGCATGGGACGCTGTTCATGGGTTGTCCGAATCATTCCAGTATTATCTTTTGAAAGCATCCAATCAATTGGCAAAAGAAAAAGGACATTGTGAATACTTTGGTCGCACTAAGTATGCTGATGGAATTCTTCCGATTGATACATACAAGAGGGATGTTGATGAGATTTCTTCTATCGCATTAGATCATGATTGGGAAACTCTACGTGCCGATATTCAGGCACATGGATTACGACATTCAACACTGTCCGCACAGATGCCATCGGAGAGCAGCTCCGTGGTGTCAAATGCGACAAACGGAATCGAACCCCCTCGCGGATTCTTGTCCGTTAAGAAATCTAAGAAAGGACCACTTAAACAAATCGTTCCCCAGTATCATACCCTTAAGAACAATTATACGCTTCTGTGGGATATGCTTAGCAATCGCGGGTATATCAACGTTGTTGCTGTTATGCAAAAATTCTTTGATCAGGCGATTTCTGGAAACTGGTCCTATAACCCAGAGAATTATCAAGACAATGAAGTCCCTGTGTCCGTGATGGCACAAGACTTTTTGACTACATACAAGTACGGGTGGAAAACTTCTTACTATCAAAACACTTATGATATTAAGACTGATGAGGTAGTAGAAGAAAAACCCAATCTTCAAAATTTGCTAAGTGAGTTAAGTTCAGTAGAGGAGGGAGAGTGTGAATCCTGTGCAGTTTAAAGTTTCACCAGTTTTTAATGAGGCAACAAAGGTCAAAGGAATGACCGTTTTTAACACTGAACAAGTTGATACTAAAAAACAACCAATGTTTTTTGGCAAACCTCTTGGAATTCAAAGATATGATTCATACAAATATCCTATCTTTGATAAACTGACCACTCAGCAACTTGGATACTTCTGGAGACCTGAAGAGGTATCTCTCCAGAAGGATCGTGGAGACTATCAAACACTTCGTCCAGAGCAAAAGCATATCTATACTTCTAATCTGAAGTATCAGATTATGCTTGACTCTATTCAGGGTCGTGGTCCTGGTATGGCTTTTATTCCATACTGCTCACTTCCTGAGTTGGAAGCATGTATGGAAGTGTGGGGATTCATGGAAATGATTCACTCACGTTCATATACCTACATCATTAAAAATGTATATTCAGACCCCAGTGAGGTGTTTGATAAAATTGTGACCGATGAGCGTATTCTGGAACGTGCTAAAAGCGTTACGGAATCATATGATGATTTCATTCAATCATCCCAGCAGTATGGTGTATCTGATGCATGGATGCACAATCTTGAAGGAGTATCATACGCAAAGGAAACACTTAATGACGTTAAACGGAAACTCTATAGAGCAGTCGCAAACGTTAACATTCTTGAAGGTATTCGCTTCTACGTTAGTTTTGCTTGTAGTTTCGCCTTTGGCGAACTTAAGCTTATGGAAGGATCCGCTAAGATCATCTCTCTTATTGCAAGAGACGAAAACCAACACCTAGCCATTACTCAGAATATTCTGAATAAGTGGCGTGATGGTGATGATCCAGAAATGAAGCAGATCATGAAAGAAGAGGAGGAGTGGACGTATGCTATGTTTGATCGTACTGTAAACGAAGAAAAAAGATGGGCAGATTATCTGTTCAAAGATGGCAGCATGATTGGACTTAACGATAAACTTCTTCAGCAATACGTTGAATGGATTGCAAACAGAAGACTTAAAGCAATTGGGTTAAAACCCCAATACGATATTGCAGCAAACAATAACCCACTTCCTTGGACTCAGCACTGGATTTCCTCTAAAGGTCTTCAGGTAAGTCCACAAGAAACGGAAGTTGAGAGTTATTTGGTTGGTGGTATTAAACAAGATGTTGCTTCAAACACTTTTGCTAATTTTAAACTTTGACTAAATAATAGAACTGGACCAAGAAAAAATGGTTGAAGTATCAAAGAACTTATAAATATCTAAAAAGTATTCGTAAGATGGACGCACAAAAACTTCGCAATCTTCAAGAAGCATATTTAGAAGTTGTTGAAAATCAGCAACTTGATGAAGCACAAGTTCCTGATACTCAAAAAAGAGCAGATAGGATAATGAAGCAATCAGTAAAACTTCATACTACTGCTGTTGAAAAAGGACAACCAAAAAAACATAGGCAAGCAGCGACACTTGCTAGTACTTCAAGGAGAATGTCGCAGAGAGCAAAAGAGAGAGACCAAGAAGCAGAAAGACAAGAGTTTAATGTTAAAGAAGATATTTACGACATCATACTCTCACACTTACTTGATGAGGGATATGCTGAAACACCAGAAGCAGCAGAAGCCATTATGGTGAATATGAGTGAAGAGTGGAGAGATAGTATTGTTAATTCGTAATATTGTAAAAAATCTTTATAGATAAGGGAGAGCAATCTCCCTTTTTTAATGCCTAAAAATCAAATAGATAAAGAAGATCTTAAAGTTCGTGTTTTAAAACTAAAGCATCAACTTTACGAGGAACACGTTCGTCCCGAAATGGATATGAAAGGACTCGCTCATAAATATCTAGATGAAGTGTTGCACATCATTAATGAGTATCGATACTGACTATGAAAATCCTTGGATGTATAATCAAACTCCTTTTCATAGTAAGGATATAGGAGACCATTATGGATTTGTTTATTTGATAGAAAACAAACTAAATGGTCGTAAGTATATTGGAAGAAAATACCTATGGCAGTTTAGAACACCAAAAGGTAAGAAGAGAAAAGTAAAATCAGAATCTAATTGGAAAGAATACTATGGGTCTTGTCCAGAACTTAAAGAAGATGTTGACAAGTTGGGCAGAGAAAATTTTAGTCGAACTATCCTATCATTACATCAAACAAAGGGCAAAACAAACTATGAGGAGACCCGACAACTCTTCGTCAATAATGTCCTCACAGAGTCCCTTGACAACGGAGAACCAGCGTTCTACAATAGCAACGTATTATCCCGTTACTTCCGAAAAGATTATTATGAACGCAACGACTGAAGATATTGTAGCTCACATTAGGTCGTGGTCTCTTGATCGTGCTGCTGATATGAGTGTCCCAAAAGGAGATGCCCGTGCAATTCTTGCTGAGTTTTATGAGTGGATTGAACCTGATGGTGATGAACTGGAAATAGTCTCTTTAGAACCAGAATCTTGACAAGATCTAAATAAAAACTTATAATGTTAAAATCCCTGTTATGAGCAGGGTTTTTTATTATGAGACTTTGAGTGTGATTTAGAGCCGTGGAAAGTGCCCTTTGAGAAAAGGGTGTACCCCCTTTCTATACGGATGTAGAGTTCAATTAAAACTAGTGCAAAATTTCTTTACAGTAGCCCTGCCTCTTCTGGCAACGGTTACAACCAGTACGGCAACACTGCCATTCTCTAGTTATAAACTGCAAGGTCCGCCTCCCCCAGTGGAGACACAACCTTACTCAATCATTAAAGAGTTTGAACCAGAGACGACAGCAATCCGCGAGGTTGCACCAGTACCAAAGCCAAAAGAGAAAAGGCTAATTTGTAAAGGGTGTAATGAACATGAGAATGCTACCCTGGCATTTTTCCAGGATCGTGGTGTTAAAGACAGAAACGCCCTTGCTACCATCATGGGCAATATTAGACAGGAATCAACATTCGTGCCTAATATTTGTGAAGGTGGTAGCAGAACCAGTTACGGTAACTGCTGGCGCGGTTACGGACTGATTCAATGGACATCTGCCAATCGTTATTATGGATTGGGTGATTTTGCTAAGAAGTATGGTGGTTCACCATCAACACTTCACACGCAACTTCGTTATCTTACGAATGAAGTTCAATGGCAACGAATTGAAGACAGGATGAAAACTCCTGGTAAATCAATTCATCGTTACATGGACTATGCGTATAGTTGGATTGGTTGGGGGCATCATGGTGCCCGTACATCTTATGCACATGATTATGCATCCCGACTGATTCTGGTAGAGGTTTGATATAAAAACTGAATAAATATAGAGGAGTGGTTGCTACTCCTCTTTTTTTATGTTTAATTTTAACTTCGGTAAGAAGAGACCAGATAAGAAGCAGATAATCCTTATAAGCCTCATACTCAGTGGTATTGTAGCGACACTCTCCCAATGCACAGGAGCGCCTCAGGAGCGCCTCTGGGACCTCCTAGACGAGGTTCAGAGGTCTCTGTTCCCAGGCACTGTAATCAACGATATTCTGCTTCAGGATCCTGGTGTGGTGGACAGGAGAGTTGAGAGAGATGTGGATAAGGCCATTCGGGACTATGAACGCTTGACAGGGGACTCTTCTACACCTAGAATACCTTTGCCACGGTTGATAGAGAAAGCTCCAGATGGTTCAGAAGCTCAAAGATTATTAGGAGGTGAAATGAGAATCTGTGCTCCTTGGGTTGACGATTGCCCCAAGGATTGATACAATAAACAAGTTAAGGGCTCATAGTTAAACGGATATAACCATTGCCTTCTAAGCAATTGTTCCAGGTTCGATTCCTGGTGAGCCTGCCTTGTCGATGTGGCGGAATTGGTAGACGCGCTGGGTTTAGGTTCCAGTAGATTAATCTGTGAAGGTTCAAGTCCTTTCATCGACACTTGACAATCAAACTCAAAAGGTTTATGATTGTCTCATAAGCGAATGTGGTGTAGCGGTAACATCCCATCCTTCCAAGTTGGTGTCACGGGTTCGATCCCCGTCATTCGCTCTGGGGAAGTGATCCTGCGGTTCCGTCCAAGAGCTCTCCTTCCCCTCATTCCCCTGTGGCGCAGCGGTAGCGCAGTTGACTGTTAATCAATGGGTCACAAGTTCGAATCTTGTCGGGGGAGCCATGGGCGATTAGCGCAGCGGTAGCGCAGTTGCTTTACACGCAATTGGTCGGCGGTTCGAATCCGTCATCGCCCACTTGATAAATATTTAAAAAA